CTGTAAATCAAGCCACCATAACAAGTGATGCCAGATTTGGTATACTATCAAAGTCAGGGGCTGATGCCAAAAAAATGTTTACAGACAAAGTGGTACCTATATCTGTTAACTATCCTTTTTTCTTCAAACCCATACAAGACGGTATGGATAGACCTAAAACAGAATTATCATATAGGGTTCCCGCTTCTAAGTTCACAAGAAAGAAATTAGATTCAAACGAAAAACTAGCTGAGCTTGAAGGTCTTGATACGACAATTGACTGGAAGAATACAGGAGACAACTCTTATGATGGTGAAAAGTTAAGATTACTAGTTCATGACGAGAGTGGTAAATGGGAGCGCCCAGATAATATACTAAATAACTGGAGGGTTACTAAAACAACATTAAGGTTAGGGAGCAAGGTTATAGGTAAGTGTATGATGGGTTCAACATCAAATGCCCTTGATAAAGGGGGTGAGAATTTTAAAAGACTATACTATGATTCAGACGTTAAGAAAAGAAACCGCAATGGACAGACTAGTTCAGGATTATATAGTTTGTTCATACCTATGGAATGGTCGTACGAGGGATTCATTGATACTTATGGCATACCTGTCTTCGACACTCCAGAAAAACCGGTAAAAGGCGTTGATGGTAATCTTATAGACTATGGAGTACTAGAGCACTGGCAGAATGAAGTCGATGGTTTAAAGAATGATCCCGATGGATTAAACGAATACTACCGACAGTTCCCTAAAACAGAGCAACATGCATTTAGAGACGAAACAAAACAATCGTTGTTTAATCTTACAAAGATATACGAACAGATAGATTATAACGAGGATTTAAGAAATACAAATATATTAACAAAGGGTAGTTTTCAATGGGAAAACGGTATACTAGATTCTAGGGTTATATTCCATCCTAACAAGGACGGCAGGTTCTTAGTTTCATGGATACCACCTAAACATTTGCAAAACCACGTAATAGTAAAGGATGGGCTTAAATACCCCGGCAACGAACATTGTGGTGCATTTGGGTGTGATAGCTATGATATATCCGGAACAGTAGATGTAAGAGCGTCTAACGGGTCCTTATCAGGGTTAACTAAGTTTTCAATGGAAGACGTGCCACCTAATAGATTCTTTTTAGAATATATAGCTAGACCACAAACATCTGAGATATTCTTTGAGGAGGTTCTTATGGCAATGGTATTTTACGGAATGCCTATATTAGCAGAGAATAATAAACCAAGATTATTATATCATATAAAAAGAAGGGGATACAGAGGCTACTCTATTAACAGACCAGATAAGGTTTATAATAAGTTATCACCATTTGAACGTGAGGTTGGTGGAATACCTAACTCATCGCAAGATATAATGCAAGCCCACGCGGCTGCAATTGAAACATACATAGAAAGTTACGTTGGATTAAAGGAACACGGGTATGGTGATATGTATTTTCAAAGAACATTAGAGGATTGGGCTAGATTTAATATAAACAATAGAACCAAGCATGATGCCTCAATAAGTTCGGGATTAGCTATAATGGCATGTAACAGACATCTATACTATCCTTCAAATCCATTACAAAAACAAGTGGTGCCGTTAAACTTTAAAAAATTTAATAACACAGGTCATAGCTCGCAAATAATAAGATAAATGATTTATACAAATAACAATAGCACATTCCCTAGTCAAGTAGTACCTAATTCTGTTAAGAATAGTTTAGAGTACGGAACATCTGTTGCTAAAGCAATTGAGAATGAATGGTTTAGAGGCAATCGCAATGGAGGTATTGGTGGGGATAGATGGAGTGCTAATTGGAATCAATTTCACTTACTAAGGTTATACGCTAGAGGAGAACAACCTGTACAGAAATACAAAGATGAATTATCCGTTAATGGTGATTTGTCTTATTTAAATTTAGATTGGAAACCAATACCTGTATTACCAAAGTTTGTTGATATTGTTGTTAATGGAATATCAAGTAAAAACTACGAAATAAAAGCATACGCTCAAGATCCTGTTTCTATAAAGAAAAAAACAGATTATGCCTCAGGCATATTAAGGGATATGATGGCAAAAGATTTGTTGAGCAATATTAAGAACAAATTAGGAGTAGATTTATTTAACACAACGGATCCGGCTAATTTACCGGAAGACATGGAAGAATTAGAACTTAGATTACAGTTAAGTTATAAAGAAGCCGTAGAAACAGCGGAAGAGGAGGTTATAAATAATACTTTAGCTAAAAATAAATACGAGTTATTAAATAGAAAGATAAATTACGATTTAGCTGTATTAGGTATAGGTGCAGCTAAAACAAGCTGGAATAAATCAGGTGGTATTAAATTAGAATACGTTGATCCTGCTAATTTGGTATATTCATATACAGAAGATCCAAACTTTGAAGATATATATTATGTTGGAGAAGTTAAAACTATTAGTTTTGAAGAACTTAGAAAGCAATTTCCAAGTTTAACAGAGGAAGACCTTTTAGAAATTGAAAAATTTCCAGGGGATAGTAATTACAGGAATACCTATTATGCACAAAGTTACGATTCAAGTAATGTACAGGTATTATATTTTGAATACAAAACCTTTATGGATCAAGTATTTAAAATTAAACAAACTGATTCAGGATTAGAAAAAGCTATAGAAAAAGATGATGGATTTAATCCACCTGAGAATGATACATTCAAAAGAATCTCTAGATCAATAGAGGTACTATATTCTGGTGTAAAACTATTAGGTAAGAATAAAATGTTAAAGTGGGAAATGAGTGAGTCTATGACGCGCCCATTTGCAGACACAACAAAGGTTGAAATGAACTATGCTATATGTGCTCCTAGAATGTATAGAGGCCGAATAGAATCTCTTGTGAGTAGAACTATAGGTTTTGCCGACATGATTCAATTAACACATTTAAAACTACAACAAGTGCTGTCTAAGATTGTACCTGATGGAGTATTTGTAGATGTTGATAGCTTAGCCGAAGTAGATCTTGGCAATGGTACAAATTATAACGCTGCAGAAGCGCTTAGTATGTATTTCCAAACAGGTAGTATAGTTGGTAGATCAATGAACCAAGATGGAGGTCAGAACGGAGCTAGAATGCCAATACAAGAGTTACAGTCGTCTAACGGCAACGCTAAAATACAATCTCTTATAGGTACATATCAATATTATTTACAAATGATACGTGATGTTACCGGGTTAAATGAAGCAAGAGATGGCAGTACCCCAGATCCTAATGCTTTAGTTGGTTTACAAAAACTAGCAGCAGCAAATTCTAATACAGCCACAAGACACATTGTACAATCAAGTTTATATTTGACATTAAGATTGTGTGAAAATATATCATTAAGAATAGCGGAATCTTTAAATTACCCATTAACAGCAAATTCTTTAATGCAAAGTATATCTACATTTAACGTACAAACGCTAAAAGAGGTGGCTAATTTAAATCTGCATGACTTTGGCATCTATTTAGAATTAGAACCAGATGAGGAAGAAAAAGCTCAATTAGAACAAAATATACAAGTAGCATTGCAATCAGGGGGTATAGACTTAGAGGACGCAATTGATCTTAGACAAATAAGGAATTTAAAATTAGCTAATCAATCCCTTAAATATAAGAGAAAGAAAAAGATAGAAAGAGAGCAACAACAGCAACAACAAAATATTCAAGCACAGGCGCAAGCAAATGGAGAGCTGGCTGAGAGATCAGCAATGGCTGAGGTGCAAAAGCAAGAAGCGTTAGCTCAAACACAAATACAAATAGAACAAGCTAAATCACAATTCGAGATTCAAAGAATGCAATCAGAGATGGAGCTTAAAAGAATATTAATGGCGGAAGAGTTTAATTATAGCGCTCAACTTGCGCAAATGAATTTATCACAGCAGCAGAATAAAATAAAAGAAATTGAGGACCGCAAAGATAAAAGAATAAAAATGCAAGGCACTCAACAAAGTGAATTAATAGATCAAAGACAAAACAAATCAATGCCAAAAGATTTTGAATCATCAGGTAGCGACGTAATGAACGGGTTAGGGTTTGATTTATTTGGAGAATAGATTACATTAACAATTTTATAATATTATATCATGTCAGAAATTAAACAAGAAGGGGAGTTCAAAATTAAAACTCCAAGGAAGTTAGGTAAGACT